AATAGAAAAAGCTTATAGTGACTATAGGCGAGCTTACTTCAGAAGACAGAATGAAGTAACTTCAAGACTCACAACATTAATTAATATATCAGAAGATGAAACAGCGAAGAAATGGCTTCAGGACGCTATAGACTTCATTGTGAAGGAGAAACTATAATGAGTAGTTTTAGGGAACGCTTTGGAAACCTTACGGTTCAGCAGGCCATTGAATTAAATATAGCAGTGGAGGTTTCAGAAAATGAGAATATTTAAGAAACATGAAATTGTGAAGGATCAGTTGGAAGAGCGTTTAGATATTATATCAGATTTAACACGTGATTTGGATCGTAAAGAATTTAATTCACTACTAGACGCAGTAAAAGCTATGTTTGAGGTGAGGCAAAAACTCAATAAGCTGGAAGCAGTTAGTGAAGAAAAGAAAGAAGATTTAATAGAATTTATGGAGGAAAAATAAATGAGTGGTACAAAAGCTGGTGGTACTAAAGCACGTAATACCAATTATGAAAGACATGGCGAAGACTTCTATGCTAGGATAGGCAAGAAGGGTGGAATGGCTGGAACGACCGGTGGATTCTTTTCCAATAAAGTTGGTAAAGATGGCCTAACCGGTAGAGAAAGAGCAAGAGTGGCCGGACGTAAGGGAGGTCTAATTTCACGTAGAGGACCCAGTAAAAGAATTCTTTTGGAGGTGATAAATGAAACTCAAGAATAAGAAAACTGGAGAGATAGGCTACTTTTGCTCTGCTAATTGGGATAATCCAGTTTTGATTATTATGGATAAGAACGGTATTCAACTTGCTAAATACAACTCTCTTGCCGAACTGAACGAGGAGTGGGAAGATTATGAAGAACCGAAAGACAAAGGTTACTGGTATATCGATGATTTATGTTGCATGCGATATTCAAGTGAATTACTGGATGAAATTGGTGATAGACCAAACAACTGGATGATAAGGAAACTATGTGGTAACTACTTTTCATCAAGAGAAGAAGCCGAACTCGCTGTGCGTAAGCTCAAGGCTTGGAAACGGTTGAAAGATAAAGGGTTCAAGTTCAACTGTTGGTATGGTGGTAGTAAAGATATAGTATTCTCTATTCCACAAGAGATAATAGATAGGCCAACAGCAAAAGACCTAGACTTGCTTTTCGGAGGTGAAGAATGAAAAGGATAATTAAAGAATACATCGGTCCAGTACTTTGTGGAATTGTACTAGGATTAATACTAGGATTAGGAGGATAGGATGAATAATTTAACAAGAAATGGTGTAGCCAAAGATATGAGAAAGTCACCATATATGTTTACTGAGGTGGTTAATGAGGGAGTGGTTACTTTTTACTTTAGCTCTCGGTTGCATCTAAACAATTTTTGCGAAAAACGTGATGAAAATTATACAATGATATATAATTATATTTACAAGCGTTTTAAATTTAAGGTGGATTGCAGGATGCTGGCAGACTGTAATTTATACCAGAAAATCGAGAGTAGAGGATTTTATATAACAATTAATAAAAAGGAGTTTCTATGCCCAAGCAGTATAATATTAAATGGCGAATCGAAGATGAAAAAGAGCTTAGAAGAGTGGCAAGAAACTTTAATGATAAACTCAGAAGACTAGTTAGCGCAAACCCTCAAAATAAAAATATATTACCACAGTTCTATAATGAGAAAACTGGTGAATTTGAATCGCAAATAACTGTGGAAAACTTGAAGAACATGATCCAAACTCGTGCTGATTATAATCGTCAGTTAAATATGCTAAAGCGTTTCTTAAGAGCCGGTGCTGAAGAGATTGTGGAGGCTCCAGATAATCAGTACGGGACTAGGACCACACGATGGCAAAAGCAAGAGATGAGTAGAATGGCCGGTTTAGTTAATCGTAAGAGACAAGAGAGATTAGATAGATTAAATATAGTAGAAGTGGCTAACTCGGAGGGTAAACTTGGTTATACTCTTGGTCAGATGTTTGGAATGGGTTTAGCTTCTGCGAATAAATTGCAGCCAACTAGAAGTTTTACACCATCACAGTCACAAACTGATTTAAAGTTTAAAATGAGGGCCTTACTAGTAGAATCCCGGACCAACTACCATAAAGAGAAGGATGAAATACTAAAAGAAAACTATATCAATGCTCTATCTCAGAACTACAACCGGAGAGATATAAGGAATGTTATATCTACTATACGTCAGATGGACGCTGATGAGTTTGTACTGAAGTTTGAAGCAAGAGGTGATAAATTTGAGATGGCCTACCCTCCATCGCAAGGAAGTGAGGAATACAAGAATTACGTGTCAGAATTGGAGGGATATTGGGGAGGTAATAATATAAACCAATAATCATTAAAGGAAAGGGCATGAAGAAATATGTGGCTGATTTTGAGACTACCACGGTAGTTGAAGATTGTAGAGTGTGGGCCTATGCAGTTGTAGATATTGAAGACACAGATAACGTAATTATTGGTACAAATATAGATGACTTTATTGAATGGTGCAGTGAACAAAAAGGAAGCCCGAAGATATTTTTCCACAATTTAAAGTTTGATTTGAGCTTTGTTATGGATGCCTTATTTAAGATGGGATTCACTCACACTACAGAGGGTAAAGATAGGCAAACTAAAACTTTCAACACCATGATTAGTGACAAAGGTTTAGTATATCAATGTGAAATTATATTTTACCGGAAAGGTAAGAATATTCGCAAGGTGATACTACAAGACTCTTTGAAACTGATACCTCTTAGAGTGAAAGAGATACCGAAAGCTTTTGGTTTAGAAGAAGCAAAAGGTGAGATTGACTATGATAGACACAATAAACTCCCTCCTAACAGTCCTCTCACTGAAGAAGAACAAGAGTACATTAAACACGATGTGGTAATTGTAGCAAAAGCTATTAAGTATATGTACTCTCAAGGTTTAAACAAGATGACAATAGGATCATGTGCTTTGGAGGAGTACAAGAACATTGTAGGAAAGAAAACTTTTAAACGCTGGTATCCAACTCCAGAATATCACAACGATGTAAGACAGTCTTATCGTGGAGGATTTACTTACTTGAATCCTAAATTTGCAAGCGTACCAGTTAAACAAGGAATTACACTAGATGTTAATTCGCTCTATCCTAGTGTGATGAGAGATCATAATAATCCTCTTCCGTTTGGTACTCCCATCTTCTTTGAAGGAAAGTACAAACCGAATCCAATGTATCCAATTTACACTCAGATGTTAAGCTGTCAGTTTGAGATTAAGCCCGGTAAGATACCAACTATTCAGATTAAGCACAGTTTGAGTTTTATGGGAAATGAATATCTTACTTCATCTAATGGTGAAGAAGTTACAATATGTTTGAACTCAGTTGATTTAGAACTATTCTTTGAGCATTATAATGTATACAATGTGGTTTATCACTCTGGTTGGATGTTTAAGGCAAGTGTTGGAATGTTTGATGAATACATTGACAAGTGGACCACAAATAAAATCAAAGCAAAACAAGAAGGTAATCGAGGGATGTATTTCATCAGTAAAATGTTTTTGAATAGTTTATACGGTAAATTTGGCACAGACACTAGAATGGTAAATAAAATACCATATTTGCAGGATGGTGAAGTGAAATACTACTATTCTGAACCTAAGACTCGTAAAGGGATTTACATTGCCATGGCTAGCTTCATCACAAGTTATGCACGTCTTAAAACCATCACCTCGGCTCAGAAGATTACTGATGATTATAATGCTGGCAAATCAGATATTCAGTTTATTTACGCTGATACAGACAGTCTTCACTGTTCAAGCCCGGGTTTTAAGTTACCAGAAGGGTTAGAGATTGATCCATACAAACTTGGTGCATGGAAGTATGAGTCTAAATTCTACTCGCCTGATGGAAAGGGGGCAAAATTCTTAAGACAAAAATGTTATATCGAAAATTTAACAGAGGATATTGAGAATGATAACCCAGATTATCATCTAAAGATAACAGTGGCCGGAATGCCAGAAGAATGTTATTCACAAGTAACGTTTGATAACTTTGAAATTGGAGCTGACTATTACGGTAAGAAAATGCCAACCACAGTACCGGGTGGAACAGTCCTAATTGATGGAACTTTTACGATTAAACCTTAGTGTGATACAATAACTATAGAGGTTTCAGGGTAGCTATTGCTAGAAACAGCGGATAGAACCATGGTGAAGAGCCACTTGAAGCTGGTGGGTTGGTTACCCATCTTACAGTGGTCCTGAGCCTCTACCGAGGACAAATACGATGACAAAGACAAGCAAATACTGGGATATTGACAGAACATTAACTCATAATGCTCTTTTTTATGTAATTGTTGGTAACCGTTCAGCTGGTAAATCGTATGGTTGTAAGAAGAAGGGAATCAACAATTTTATCAAAAAGGGAGAACAGTTTATTTATACTAGACGTTATGAGAAAGATTTAAAAGAATCATTGCCCACTTTCTTCGATGATATTATTAGGAACGATGAATTTCAAGATTATGAGTTTAAAGTTGATGGCTATAAGTTGTATTGTCGTTTAAAAGAAGATCCAGACAAGAAGGTGCCATGGACTAAAGATGAGATATGTGGATACGGTGTAATTTTAAGTACAGCCGATAACAAGAAGTCTATCTCTTATCCAAATGTTACTATGATCATATATGATGAGTTTATGCTGGACTCTGAGTCGTCAATGCAGCGCTACTTGAAGAATGAACCACGTACTCTCATGAATCTCTATGAAACTGTAGCACGGCCGGGAACTGAGCATCCAAGATGTATACTATTTATGCTCTCTAACTCTGTTTCAATTAACAATCCCTACTTTCTAATCTGGGATTTAAAGATGCCCGGAACTGACAAACCAGATAAAAATGGGAAGTATATTTGGCATCATCCCTCACGCTCCATCATTGTGGAAAACGTGAAGAAGAGTGAGATGATTGAAGCCAAGAAACAACACGAGTTTTATTCTATCACTAAGGGTACCGGTTATGATGACTTTTCAATTAATAATGCCTTTATTAACGATGATGAAACGTTTGTGGAAGAAAGAAGCTCTACAGCTATGCCTTACTTTAATTTCATTTATAAGGGGCAGAAGTTTGGGGTATGGATTAGTATGATTGAAGGCTTAATGTGGGTATCAGAGAAATATGATCCAACTTATCCTATAATATACTCACTTACTATGAAGGACCATAGGCCAAATACTCTATTCTTAAAAAATAAACGACAAGCTGTGCATTTTGATAACTTCATTAAAGCATATAAAGAGGGATTAGTAAGGTTTGAATCCACTCTTATCAAATCCATGTGCTATGAAGTAATTAAATTAACGCTTAGTATTTAATTATGCTATAATGAAATTATGATTACTGAAACTATTATTGTAGCATTAATTACCAGCACGTTTACCTTCGCCGGTGTTTTAGTAGCTAACTGGAGTAACCGTAAGAAGACAGATGTAGAGCAAGCTCAGAGAGACCAGAGAATCCAAGATAAGATTAGCGAATTAACCAAGAAGGTAGAAGAACACAACGGTATGATGGATAGAGTAGCTAATATTGAAAAGTCTATTGTGAGAATAGAAACCAAATTGGAGAAAAAATAATGCTTAGGATATTTAATGTTAAACAAGGTGATCAATTTAGCTTTACGATTACCTTTAAGAATTTACAAGAGGATTTAACGACTTTTACAATGGGGGTTAAAGAAGATTACAATGATGAGACAATGCTAGTCACTAAGAGCTTGGGAAATGGAATTACCAAAATACAGACTGGCAAATATCGTGTTGACTTTACTCCTGCCGAGACCCAAGCTCTCCCTCCTATGTTTTATGTTTACGATCTCAGGATGACACTAGGGTCGACAGTGTTCACTCCTCTGTATGGTTATTTAAATATACAAGAAACGGTGTTTGAATAAATGGAAAATATAGATATTGATTTAAATGAAATAGATATTCAGAATGTAGATTCAGTTTTAACCGGTCCACAAGGTCCAAAAGGCGATCCGGGTCCTGCTGGCCCACAAGGTCCTGCTGGCCCACAAGGTCCGGCTGGTCCGGTGGGTCCTCAAGGCGAAACCGGTGCTACTGGAGCGCAAGGCCCTCAAGGAATCCAAGGGCCGGCAGGTGAGCCGGGTGAGGATGGAATTACTCCGGTAATTACGGTTGCGAATACTATAACTCTCGAACCTGATACGCCAGCTTACGTAAACCAAGATGGAACAACTGGTAATGTTATATTAACATTTGGAATACCTAGGGGAAGTAATGCAAACTGTTTATCGGTACCAACCATTGTAAGTGAGTTACCAGAAGTAGCCAATCCAAACACATTTTACTTTGTACCTCTTACTTACACTGATACAGTGATTACTAACTCTACTGTAGCCATGAATGTAACTACGGGAATGAATGGCAGAATCAATCAACTAGAAATCTTAGGTGAGATTGAACAGGATACACCACCAGCAACACCAGAAGCATTAAGAGGTATAATAACCTTCACAGTAAACACTGTTGATTACACAGTGGATTTGGGTAATATATATCTCGCTAAGGTTACCACTCATCAAGATAAAATTTACAACGATGGAAATGATTTTTATTTACATCGTGAAATTGGTTATATTGAAAACTATAGTGGACAAGATTTATCTGGTGTTGATTATGTTTCAACGTCTGGGAGTCTTACGAATGGCGATGAAGTATACTATGTTTTGCAAGAAGCAACAGATACTTTAATTACAGATGAGAATTTAACTAACTCTCTCAGAGGTGTGAGAAATTTACTACTACCAACAGGCTCTAATACTATATCAACTTCGGCAAATGTAACAGCTAATATTACAATTGGTTGGCATGAAGTAGATCCACACCATCAGTACAAGAAATATGTTTATATGATTGATACAGCGAACTTCGAAGAAATAAGTTAAAGAAAGGGATATTATGGAATCTCATAAACCAAATCTTAAGAAAATCATAAAATGGTTAATAGTTATTTGTGTATCAATTTTAGCTGGCTTTGGAATCCACGTTGGTGTAACAGAGACCCCCGAAGGTGAAGTTGTAATAGATATTAGTGCTACCATAGAACTTGCAAGTGAGCAGAAACCAGCCATAATCGAAACTAGTGAAGGTGAGATTGAGATTGATGTGCCAACGGTAGAGTTGGTGGAATCGAAACAAACTATTGATGAAGGTGAACTAGACTTTGGTAGAGGTGAATATCATGATATATCATCGCCAGAGGCATATAAAAACTCAGTGCTTGGTAAGTGTATTGATTTAGACGGAAAATGGGGGAGCCAATGTGTTGACGGATTTGCTGATTTTAATTATCAGTATACAGGAAGATGGCTTTCAACTTGTGGAACCGGAAGTGCCAAGGGTTTATGGGACTGTTCGGAATACAACGCTGGGAGTGAATATGAGCTAATTACTGATCCGTTGGCTTTACAAGCTGGTGATTGGATTATTTTCGACGGTGGACAGTACGGTCATGTGGGAATGGCTATGGGCAACTATAATAATGGCTATATCACTCTACTTGGTGAGAATCAGGGTGGAACTCAATGTGCTGGTGGAGGTAGTGCATTTAATATTATTAATATGTCTCTTAAAACCTTCAGAGGTGCTTTCAGGCCAAAGATTTATATTAAGCCGGAACCGGTAGCTCCGATTATACCTATTACTGGATGTGTACAATGGTATGTTGAACACGGTGATACCATGAGTAAGATTATGCTTGAATGTGAAAACACTGTGGTTTACGGTGAACCTATGAATGAATATGCTAGAAGCTGGTACTCAATGATATTCAAACCGGGCCAGAGTGTCTATGATGGGTGGATGAGCGAAACCGGCGTTGGACTCTATGCTGGTGATGAAATAGAACATAAGGTGGATAAATAATGGCATTTCAGCAGAATGGATATACATTAGTACCAGAGGCTGTTACTTATGATGAGTGGCGACGTTATTTACTAACTCATGGTGTAAATGTGGACTGGAGCTATGGAAATCAATGTTGGGACTGTTGTGCCTTACTCTGGTACCAATATGGACTTAGACTTCAAACCGGACCAATGGGCGCTGCTTTTGAATGTTGGGAAGTATCTCGTAATGCAAATGCTCGGCCACCTTTTATTCAAATTACAAGACCGGAGGATGTGAAAAGGGGTGATTGTGTTGTGTTTAATAGAGCGGGATCTTATTGGACTGGCCATATTGCATTTGCCGATGAAGATTACCACGGACAAGGTTATCTAAAGTGTGTGGGACAAAATCAAGGACAAGGAATTGGATATGGAACCCCATCAATAGTAGCTTTAAATAGTATGACCCGATTTTTAGGAGCTTTTAGAAATACAAAATGGGAACACGCTCCAGAACCCGTGGTCATATCAAAAACTCCTAAACAAAAACGCTTCCCTTGGGTACTATACTCAAGAAAGCTTAGACAACATAGATAATTATGCTATAATAATTTTAGAAAGGAATAATTATGGACAAAGATAGCTTTTTAGAAAAAATCAAAGAAGTTGGCTCTATGGAGACACCAGAAGAGATGAGAGCAGGCCTTGCAGAACTCTCTGAAAGTGTATCCACGGTGTTCGATAGCAATGTAACTCTCGCAGAACAGCATGAGCAAGACACCAAAGAGATGGAAGCCATCAGACAAGCAAACATGAAATTGTTTACACAGCTTGGTACTGATAAAACTCCCAAAGAACAAACTGAAGAGCAGACCGGCCTGAAACAGGAGCCTGTCGAGCGAAGGAAATTCTCAGACTTATTTGATGACAAAGGTGACTTTATCAAGAAACATTAATAAGGAGAATTAAAATGGATGCAATTGAAGTCCTAAATACCATCCGTGATAATGCTTCGCAAGCCTATCAGGATCGTGTGCCTGAGGCTACTCGTACTAATATCGAGGAAGTTGGTGAAGCTATCACTGATTTAAACAACGCTGTTGTTTACAATGAGTTTATTAACACTCTTGCCAACATGATTTATGCTCCTATGCTCATCAAGAAGAGCTGGCAGAATCCTCTTGGCAAGTTTAAGAAAGGTAAAAAGACCTTTGGCGATACTGTTGAAGAAGTTTACAACAATTTCATCAAGGCCCAAACCTTTGATCAGACCGGTGCTGGCTTACTAAACCGTAACCTCCCTGATACCAAGGTAGTTTTCCACAGGATGAATCGTCAAGACAGCTATGTTTTGACTGACAGCCCTGAAGCTTTGGCTAAGGCCTTCAAGAGCTATGAGGGTGTTGCTGAATACCTTGAAAACCTCTTTACCACTATCCGTAACTCTGCTGAACTCGATGAGTACATCCTCATGCGTGAACTCTTTGCTGAGGCTTACAACAACAACGCTATGAAAGTGGTTGCTGTTGCTGATCCACAAGCTTCTGAAGCTAACGCTAAGAAATTCATCAAGACTGTTAAAACCGTTTCTGGTGATATGGTGTTTGCTAACAGCAATAACAACGCTTACCTCACAGCTCAGAGTGATGATAACAAACCAATTGTCACCTTCTCTCGCAAAGATGAGCAGGTTCTAATTGTGGATAACCCAACCGATGTTACCTGTAATGTTGATGTATTGGCCAGCTCCTTCAACAAGGATTTGGTTTCGTTCAACTCTGAGACCAAAGAGGTTATCGATGCTTTCCCAGTAGAAGGTATGATTGCAGCCTTGGTTGATCGTAACTTCTTCCAAGTTTATGATGACCTATTCACCTTCCGTGAATTTGAAAATGGTCTTGGTCTGTATCGCAACCATATCCTTCATGTTTGGCAGACCTTGGGTTACAGCATCCTCTGTAATGCTGTTGCCTTCGTGATTGGTTCTGATGCCGACTCTGATGGTACTGCTGAAGAATTTACCGTTACTTACACTTTGAAAAATGGTGTAACTTCGACCAACAAGCGAACAACTGTTCCTGAGGGTAGTCGCTACACTACAACCCTGAAGGGTGTAGCAGCTGGTGATACTGTAACTGTAACCATGGGTGGCTCTGCTGTAGCAGGTGCTTACTCTGCTGGTAAAGTTACTATCGCAAGTGTTACTGGTAACATTGCTATTACCGTAGCCTAGCTGATAAGGGAGGGTAACACCTCCCTTATTCCAAGTTAACTCAATAAACTTTAATATAAGGAATTATAATAAATGGAAAATATCTTTGTCGAATTCTTACCACCATGGGTGGAAACCGGTCTACAACCGGCTTTTTATGATAAAGAGTCCGGGACTGTACTACAACAAACTGCTCGAATGTACGCCCGTGTAAATATGCTTATTAGAATGTTTAATAAGCTATCGAAGCAGACTAAAGATGAAGTTGAAAGATTTGAAACTCAAGTCAATGAAGATATGACTCAATACAAGGAAGGTATTAATGAGACTGTTGCTAATTATATTGAGCAATTCAACAAACTTCATGATTATGTACATGATTATTTTGATAATCTCGATGTACAAGAGGAAATCAACAACAAACTTGAAGCAATGTATGGGGATGGCAGACTTGAAGAGTTAATTGCTAGAATCATTTTAAGGCACTTTGTTCCTGTAGAATATTATGGAGCAGTTGGCGATGGAATTACAGATGATACTTCTGCAATTAACGATGCTATAACTAACGCTCCTCTAAATTCTGTTATTATATTTGACCAAACATATAAAACTACAGACACTATCACTGTAAATAAAAAACTCACTCTTACAGGTGGTGGTACAATAAAACCTCAAATATCTAGCAATAAAAATGCTTTTCTAGTTACTGACGATGCTGTTATTTCAAACATCACAATTGATGGCAGTCTTAATACTCAGGACCAATTTGATCAGCACACTTATAGTGATTTAGTTTTGTTAACAGGAATGAGATTTAATAATGTTGAGAATATTGAAATAGATAATATAACTATTAAAAATTTTTATGGCAATGCTTTACAATTCTTTGGTTACAAGCAAATTTCAATTACAAATTCTCGCATAGATAATGTAGGCGGTCACTGGTATCAGAATAATACATACGATTCTTTTGGCGATGGATTGTATTTCGGTGGTACAGAGGGCGAATCCTTCATCAACATTAATAATTGTATAATTAATGGTAAATCCAAAAATACAACTCTTTCCAGATGTGGTATTGTTGTAGAAAACTTGGGTGAATCTGTTGACACTTACACTCATATTAACCTCAATAATACAAAATTGGATAATTATGACAGAATCATACACATTGAGGCTATTCAAGGTCTTGTATACATTGTAGGTGCTAATAATAATCTTCATGGTAACTGTATATATAATCATGTTGATACTAACGCTTACAAGGCTAATTTAACATTAGACAACTCTATCCTCAGTTATACAGGGAATGCGTACAGTGGTTCATATGGTATTAGGTCTTACACATTAAAAATTACTAACTCTACAATAGATTGTGCAACAAGAGAGTCGATTGGTAATTATAAAACAAATGGATATTATTCAAATTGTTCATTTAATAACATTACTGGTTTACAAACTAATAGTTGCGGTGAATTAAATTTCAATAATTGTGCATTTAACATAACAACTGGACAAGATTATATTTTCTATAATTCTCAATTAACATTTGAAAAATGTACATTTAATTGTGATACAGATACATTTCAAAATACAAATAATTCATTATCTAAGGTTAAAAGCTGTGTTTTTAATAAATACATTGTTAGATCAAATTATTTAGACACTAAAACAGTTATTAGGATGTCGGCAGATTATTCGGTTAGTGCGTCAATAAAGTACAATCACCATGCTACAACGTTTTATGTTGGTGATACATTGGTATTCAGACCAAATATTGCTTCAACAATTCCTTGTAACGATGTAGAAAGATACAAATACGAAACTAGAAGGGATGTACCTGCAGGCGAAACAATTCCTATTTTACCCACTTGGTCTGAAAATGTATATCGACCAAACAGTAAATATGCTTTGATTAGTGTAGGTACAAATGACTGGACACACATTGCAAATGCTGGCAACTTTAAAGGAGTATATCTAAACATTATTACAACCAATTCAAATGGTGTACCAAGTGTTGGAGCTACTCAGATTATAGGAACAGTATCTTCTGGCTACGCTTTCACAATTGATGATGTGAATCATACATTTGCAAGAAGTGGAGCATATAGTAACATTTGTATATCTTATCTATTAGAAATAAATGAACTGAGTTACATAGCAAATTATAATAGCTAGAAGATGATATGCAAAGATAGCCCCTAGTTAATTCTAGGGGCAACATGATATAATAATCATAAGGAATAATTATGGCAACAAATATATCTAAAGTTTATTTATTAAATGTACCGCTAGAAGATGATATGAAGAATACTTTGTATTTCGCTAATTCAACTGCACAACATAATTACTTTAACTCTAATATCAGTAGAACCTATAATAATGTAAGTTATCAAAGTGAAACTCGAACCTTCCGATGCCCAGACCAAATCGATACTGTAAGGCAACACAATTATATGATGTGGCAAAACAGTGCTTACTCTGGTAAGTGGTTTTATGCTTTTATTAAAAAGATGACTTATGTTTCAGATGGATTTACTGATGTAGAGTTTGAAGTAGATCCTTTGCAGACTTGGATGTTTGATATAACTGTGAGACCTAGCTTTGTAGAGCGTGAACACACTAATAATGATACAGTTGGAGCTAATACATATCCAGAAGGATTAGAACTTGGTGAAATGGTATGTAACGGCCCTGTAACCAATTTTGGTGGTGTTGGTGGTACTGGAATGAGTGATTACTGTTGCGTGATAGAAGTATCTCAAATTGAAAACCGTGGAGAAAGTGCTACACTATCTTATACTTGGGATAGTGGATCACACTCTGAAACACCATCTCTTAATTCAATTTACCGTGGGACTACACCGTTGGTTGTTGGAGTTGTAAGTGGTGCTGGCAACACTCCATCACCAGTAGTAAGAGTTTATGACTTCGCTGGCCTATCGGAGAGCATTATAAATGTTTATATGTTACCAAAGGCGTTAGTTGGAGAATGGGATGGAATCACTATCAAAGCTCAAAGAGGTAGTGACTCGTTATCATTTCACTGTGCTGTACCACGTTCTAAAAATGGTGTGTATAACCTCGGAACATCCTCATTTAACAGACCTAATAGTTTAAATGGATATGTTCCACGAAATAGAAAATTACTTGCACATCCCTTCAACTATTTTACAATCTCTAATAATGCTGGAACCAGTCAACCATTTCGCTATGAAGATTTTAGTGGAGGAGTTAATTTCAGAGTTGAAGGTACGTTTGGAATTAGTGGATCCACCAAAGCTACACCTTTAAATTACAGAAACATTGACGACGGTGAAAATGCCCTAGATTATAGTATTAATGGGCCAAAATTTCCTGTTTGTAGCTGGAAATCAGACTCTTATACCAACTGGCTCACTCAAAATAGTGTAAATATGGGAATGCAATGGAGTCGAGAAATCCTCGGAGCTGGTGTAGATATAGTTGGAGGTGTTGGTAGAGGTGCTATGGCAGGAGCTGTTGGAGGGGGTGCATTTGGAGGTGTTGGTGCAATCCCCGGAGCAATAATCGGTGCTGGCGTTGGTGCATTTGGTGGTGGTGTTAGCTTACTAAACGTAGCAAAGGATCAGTTCCAAGCTAAAACTCAAGCCAATATGGTAGGTGATCAGGTGCATGGAAATACTGGTGCAGGTGATTTCTTATGGGCTAAATATCGCTCACCCTTCACATTTACACCAATGAGTATCAAAGCTGAATACGCTAGAATAATAGATGATTTCATGGATGCTTTCGGCTATCAAGTAAATAGATTAAAAGTACCAAACACTGCGCATAGACAAAATTGGTGGTATACTAAAACTATAAATGCTAACATAACCGGCAATGTACCAAATGAAGAAATGAATAAAATTAAACAAGCTTACAACAACGGTTTAACGTTTTGGAGAAATCCATCAAACTTCTTAAACTATAGTGTAAGTAATGGGATAGTATAATATGTTTGATGAATCAAGTTACCAACTACTAAGTTACAAATCAGTAGCACAAATGGCCAATAATCTTACATTTAGCTACTACTATTATAAATTAATGTTGATTGCAAGAGCCTTGTTTGAATGGGAAAACCTACCAAATAACATGGATGAGCGCTGGATTGAGAAATATCTATTTACCTCGGGTAAATGTATATTCTTTAAAGACCCAACGATGGGCTACATGGTAGCTGGCCTTGCACAACAAGGGAGTATTAACTGTTACGGAGACCCAACTGATGTTTATCCGGTGGCAGAGAATTTTGTCTACAACGGACCAAAACTAGTTAATGGTGAAAACTGTTACGTAATTAGGAACAATGATTTAATGCTTCCCAACTTTCCAATTGTGAGACACTATGCTTTTAAGCTTACTAATATCGACAGAGCGATAGACACTAATATCGAAGCTCAGAAGACTCCAATCATAGTACGCTGTAGTGATAGACAGCGACTATCACTTAAAAACGCCATCAATCAGCGTAGGGATAATGAACCAGTAATCTGGACCACTGACCAAGCCAATCTCAGTGATATGGTGTCGACACTAGATTTGAACGCTCCGGCCGTATTCAAAGACTTACAAACTCAGAAGCACATGATACTAAATGAAGTATTTACTGACTTTGGTATTAATAACGCTAACATGGACAAGCGTGAGAGAATGGTAGCAAACGAAGTAGAAGCTAATAATGAGCAAGTAAAAGCCTCAGAAGATGTATTACTGAAGGTGCGTGAGGAAGCCTGCAAGAATATCAATCGTATATTTAATCTTAATATATCAGTAAAGCGTCGTGATCTTGATATGGTTCCAGAATACAAAGAAATCAATGTTAATGAAATGGAGGAAGCATAATGGAAGATGAATATACAATGCCTGAGGAATTCATCAATACCTATATTGGAACTCAAATGCCAGCAAGGTATACAGAAATTTTAGACACTCTTCTAAGAAATCCTACAACCAAGCCAGCGATTGAGGAGGCTATGAGTAAATATCCTCTATATGAAACTGATTCAAATAAAGTCAGAGAGTATGGAACTTCATATAAAGTACCCACAAGAGAGGAACTAAATACTAAGATTTTAAACTTCTACCGTTTCCGAGAAATAGGGCAAGAAACATTTGGTAGATGGTTATATGAGCTTGAGAATGCCTTGAATGAAATAATGCCTTACTACAATCAGTTATTCTATTCAGCCGACCAAGACTTCAATCCAATCTATAACGTAGATTATAAGAAGACAATTGACAGAGAAAAGAAGGATAACACTGTTGGTACTCAAAATAGCCAGTCTAACACCTCTAGCAATGGTAGTGATAGTACTACTAACGAAGAATACACTAAAACAGTTAATGCTAAAACACCTCAAGATATGCTCAATATCTCCAACACTGGTATTGATTCTGTGAATTATGCAGATGATGCTGGTTGGGGTAAATCATCTGGATCCACAAGTGGTACAAACTCCACCACCGGCGCAACTTCAAGTAATGGTAGCAACTCTGTAATTGGTAAAGAGAACGAAGGGATTGTGGAAACCACTAAGGGTAACTTTGGTGTTGTATCTGCTCAAGACCTTATTATCAAATATCGTGAGACTATTCTAAATATTGAACAACTAATTATTAACGATCCACGTATTTCCGAATTATTTATGTTAATCTATTAGGAGTATTATGGAATTAGAAGATGAGAGAGTAGCGTATCAATCATATTAGAAAGGAGCTATTATGCCTTGTGGAGGTAAACGCAAGAAGAAATCTCGCAAATAAGAAAGCACCCCGGCCACTCACGGGGTGATTCTTTATTGGATATTTTTTATCTTAAGACCTGTAAGGGTACAAATAAGGGTGTGTCATACATTATTTGGATGAAAAAATTAAACGTACTAGATGGCTATTTTTATTATATACAAAATAAGGGCATGTTTCAACCCTTATTATGTGGCTTATTAATCCTGTATTGTTCCAAGAACACACGATTAATAATGTTGGTGTATTGCAATCCATCAGCATTAATACCAGATTTTTAATCGTAATGTATTGCTTTAAATTTGATATTATTACTGTGTCACCATTGTCTCTGTTGTAAATTATCACGCTAAACATAGTGTGATAAACGATTAGGACACCTACTATAGATTTTATTATTATTATTATTATATGTCAATACATAAAAGCCCGGAATGGCCGGGCTCTCGAAAGGAAAGGACAAACACTTTCCAACACCTTGTGACTAGAGGTGTACTTTTATTATATCATAAGAAGAGCCACCCTCGCAGTTTAGAGTGGCTCTTGAGAAAAAATTTATGTGTGAAGTGGGTATCTTTATTATACTACTTTGATTCAGAATAGTAAACTCTGATCGCAGGATATTTACCATTATCTGTCTTATCGTTAAAGAAACCAACCAATTTCTTCTTTTCATTGTCTTGGCCACCAAGATATGGCTTACCAGCTTTAGATTTATTTTCCCAAAGTGAAGCAACCTGAGTTTTTTCTTGGCCTTTCTCAGCCTGCTCATAAACCTGAATATCTGGCTGATTTGGATTCTTCTTTACAGTGTTGATAAATGCAACCAAATTGATCGGTTTATCGCCAGCTGTCTTTCCGGTGTAGTACACCATGTTGCCTTTGGTTTTTTCCCAAAGAGCAAACACCTCTTCCAAGTTAGATTTTTTATTTGATGCTGTTGATGATGTTTTCATCGTGTGTCCTTTCTTTTAAACACTTAACTTATATTTGGTGGATGATTCAGGGTTTAGTCCTATCTCATCCATGTGCTGACACTTATCAGGTAATGCGACCAAGTTGCCAGCGATTTATTTATTATATCACAATTGGTTCACTAATTTCATATCACCTTTTTCTACGGTCTCTGTAATTTTAGCAATTACTTCGTCGATATCTTTTTCGTTACCCCATTTGCTAACCCGAAGCTTGTTTAGATAAATTGTATCTTCTTCGATAAAACCACCTACAACTATTTTCTTATACAAGAAATCTATGGATCCACGTGTTTTGTCTTTCACGTTTGGCAAGATTCGGTGATAGAGTTTATCCGGATCTGATGATTCGATAAAATCTAGTTCCTTCTTTGCATATTCAGCAAACATTGTTTTAATATCTTTAATATCAATCTTTTCTTTACTCATTGTTTAAAATCCTTATTAATTCATTTTTACTTAATTTGTAATCTATCCTTGTACCAAGAGCGGCCACTTGATTAGCACTATAATCATCATATCCTCTTTTCTCTTTATAAAATTTGAGATAGTTCAAGAAACAATCTCTAATCTCTTTACGTTTGTCTTCCTTCA